TGCAACATAAGGAATTGCATCTAGTATTGCTGTAGTACCTGTCAAAGAACCCGTAATGGTTTCTCCTGCAACAAAAACTCCAGCAGTGTCTTCAATAGTCAGAGTTGATGCTGATCCGCCTTTCACTAATGCACTTGCACCAGATGTTGAACCAGTAACTCTGTCGTTATTTGAAAAGTTAGCGCCGTCGGCGGTGGTTAGATTAAGAGTAGAACCCGTGATCTTGTGTTGAACATATGTTCGCTCTGTTCCATCAAAGTGATACTCTTGCCAGAGTTGAATTGCATCATCAATTCGATCATTAACTTGATCTTCGTCAACATTGATTTCGATGACAGGAAAGCCAAGCCTACGCAAACAGTAGTCTATTAACTCTTGTCTAGTTGATAATGCCATCGTTGTTATTCCTTCGTGTTTATTTTATTTATAACAAAAAAATACTGTGACTGATTAACCTATCACCACAACAGTGGTAATTTTAGCAGTCCACTTAAAAGATTTGCCGGATGAACCGGTGACATAAAATCTTAAAGTGTCACTTATATCATGAATTCTTGCATCTACGGTAGTATTATCATCGTCGGCACTTACTAATATTTCATATAAATTGCCGATGTCACTAGTAATGCCACTATAATTATCTGCTGATCCCTTGAGGTGCCATCCTCCGCCCTCGCTACCGCCGCCGTCTGTTCTTCTGGCCACAACATCTATGTTATAAAACATCGTAGAGTTTTCTGCTACGGGTATTCTGGAACTGCCTTCTACTAGTATTTCTGTTTCAATACCATTCGTTGTCGAACCATATAATATATACTCATTTGAATAATTAGTTGCTCTTCCACTAGTAGGTAAATCTGTTAAATCATTATACGAACCGGACAATGCTACAGCAGAAAGACCACCCAAATTATCTGCATCATTTTCAGGTAAACCATTTGCATCGCCACCATCAAGCGTGCCACCAGTAACTACTACATTTAATGCACTACCTGAACCCAGAAGATTATTCGAATCACTCAACTCGCTCACATCAGATGGAATAGTAGGGGTAGCTACCAAATCTGTGTATGCACCAGTAACTGCGACAGGAGACAGTCCACCTAGATTCGCCACTTCATTTTCAGGTAAACCATTTGCATCGCCACCATCAAGCGTGCCGCCAGTAACTGCATATTTTACGCCAAGAGATCCATTAGCATCAGTCAAATCACTGACATCAGATGGAATAGTAGGGGTAGCTACCAAATCTGTGTATGCACCAGTAACTGCGACAGGAGACAATGAAGGAACATCTGTTAAATCCGTATAACTAAGACCAACTCCTCCACCACTTGATGTAAATGTAAACCCGCCTGCTCCATCTGTAGTTAATACCTGACCATTAGAACCATCTGAAATGCCAAGATCGGTAATAGTAGACGGTATAGTAGGAGTACCAGTGATATCGGAGTATGCACCAGTAGTTGCGACTGTAGAGAGAGATGCGCTAGTTTGTTTAGAATTTAACTGCGCTTGGATGTTAGATGTTACGTCTGAAAGATAATTCAACTGTGTAGTTGAAATAACTGCTCCATCCATAATGTTGAGTTCAGATGGAGTAGCTTGAATACCAGTATTTGCAAGGTTAGCTAAGGCTAATTCGTGGCCACCAACAGTTACTCCATCATGAATTCTTAGAGTATCTTTGGTAATATCTACACTGATTTCACCCAATGCGCCAGTGAACACGCTATGCTGTGACGTGGTGCCCCGGCGAAGTTTGACCACTGCCGCCATTTCTTTTTCCTTTAGCTAACTTTAATAATATATATTATATATAACAAAATAAACTAGTACACGGACTAAGGTACCACCAGCTGTTAGCTGATGATACCAGTTATGTCTCGTGTCTTATTCATTATACTGCCTCAGGCCAATCAGAGTCTTGTAAGTAGGGAAAGTTTGCGTGAGTAGTTATGTCACGCAACGCCTGTCTGTAAGTAGCCATCTCCATAGTCATAGTAACGTCATACATTCCTGTCCAATCAGTTACAGCAAGTTTGGCATCTCTAACAGTTCTGACGCTTTTCGCAGCCGTAGCATCAAGATTGGTCAGCCTGATAAGCTGCTTCATGTTCTGCCTTGGTAGTGGTTACGCCGTCTTCATCTGTAGTGTCAGCAAACATATCTGACTCGATGTAAGCCTCTACCCAGTTTCCGTTAGCGTCTTGCACTACACCGTTACGACCTACTTGCTTGTAGGCTGTGCTTGGCTCAGGTTTAGGAGCTGCGAGTACAGGGTCTATGCCTAACTCAGTACAGACGTTGGCGTCCCACACTCGTGGCAGTGATGTGTTGCTGTGCATTTTTCTGACTTCGCCTTGATTTTTGACTTCGCCAGTTGATTTAATACGATATTCCATGAGTGTTTCCTTTAAGTTTAGATGTTATTTATATTTATGCTATCGCTAAGAAGATGTATGTTTCATTTAACGTGTTTAGATAATTAGAAGAAATGTCACCCGCAAATTCAAAACCAGATGCATTTGGGTCAATATTTACGTTTCCGCTGTTGGAAACTTCTGCGTTGGTTCTATTCCATTGAAAATATATTCCTGCATTTCCGTCGGTTATTCCGCGGGCAGTGTCAAAACAATACCAATCACCGTTACCGCTAACTTTTTTAATTAAGACAAACCTTGCTCCTGCCGAAAACCCACAGTCAATTACGTTTGTACCAGTATCACCTGTTCCAGTATAAGTTCCAACTTTACTCACACCTTCTACGCTTGCAAACAAATGAGCAACATAAGTATAATTATTTGAATTTACCAAAGCGTTATCATTTAGACTAAAAACAGTTGACGTAGGTGCTGTATTATTCATTCTCTCTGAGCTTGATTCACTGGAGGTACTGGCTAAATCAAGTTCATACTCCCACGGGTTTGTTTCTCCATTTAGATAAGCAGAAAAAACCCTCCACGACCCACCAAAAAATAAACTTCTAGATTTAGTAATTATCAGCTCGGGAACAACACCTAAGTTGTGAGTAATCGTATTACCCGCAACACCATTGCCAGTGTACATAACCGTGTCAAAAAAACCTTTTGCTCTTTTAAACGCCCAAGCCATGTAAGTATAGCTTCCACCATTGATATCTACGTCCGAACCTATGGTGATTCCTTCTTGGTCAAGTGATTTAAGTACGTTTGTACTCGAAGATGCTTCGTTGGCAGAACTCGACGTTATTAACTTTTTGCTAGTGCCTGATAAGCGGTTGTACATAATATTTTCAATAGTGGCGTTACGGCCTTTAGTGACTAGCATATCCAACGTAAGGTCTAAATCAATTGTTCTTTGTCCGCTACCATTTCCACTATAGGCAACAGGACTAAAAACCTCAGTCCCAGACTCAGGAGTCTTCATTGGTCTGCGGATGGCTATGTAGATGTAGGTGTTTCCGGATACCGCAGGAACCCAAGTAAATCCTGTTGAAGTAACTTTCATTACTCCATTTTCTGAAGATTCTGAGCTTGATAAATTTGGTGGGAGAGTTTGTATGTTTCCGTCAGCTGTCCAACCACGCATTGAGTCAAACATTCCCCAGTTGTTTGTTCCATCTGCGTTTTTAATTAATATCCACTGCGGCTCAAACCCAAGATTTACTTCGTCATTACCTGTAGCGTCCCAACTCCCACACTTAATAATACTCTCGCTGCCATCGTCTCCAAAGCCACCTGCGTCTGAGGCGAATAGGTAGGCAACGCAAGTTTGTCCGTTAAGCTCACCAACACCAGTCGTACCGCCTATGTGACCTACTTTTAACGTAGAATCTGTTGCAATTTGATCGAAATTTTTGTCGCTATTATTCGCAGCATTCGTATTCAGGACCATTTGCTTATAAGCTGAACCAGTGGAGTTATAGGATATCCAATCACTTGTTCCGTCAGTCCTCTTTACCAATATCATTCCGGGCACAGAACCGAGACTATGAGAAATGGTTTGGCCGCTTTGACCATTTGACGTATAAGTCACAACATCGAAGAACTTCTCAGCCTTGCGGAATGTCCATGAGGCGTAATCGTTGCCAGTGGCGTTTTCCCATCCATAATTCCCCACGGAAAATCCATCGGAGTTGTAAGCGGTTACTCCAGACCTTCCTACTTCCACGCCTGTAGTGTTTGAATACATTGCAGTATACGGCAATCTAAACAAAACATGATTGGAAGCTACTGTTCTGTCTTTAATCCAAACAAGACCGCCGTTGCCATCAAGGTCAATGCCGTTAGTGATGGTCTGTGAAGTACCGTTGCCTCCATACAAATAAGTCGAAAACACATCCTCAACGTATAAATTATCGCTGCCCGCATTACCCGAGGCCACTTGAAGTAATTTTTTACTAATTGACATTTTAAAGATTTCCTATAATACAGTGATAATATTGCCATCTATTTATATTTATGCTATCGCTAAGAAGATGTATGTGCCGCCACTGGCGTTAAGCTCAGCAGGAGCAGATGATTGTACTGTAAAGCCACTCGCTAGTGGCTGAATGTAGTCATTGCTAGTGACGTCAGTGGCTGTAGAGTTTAAGCGCAGATACGGATCGGGACCTGCAATAATCCCTCTAGCTGTGTCCCAGACATACCAACCGCCTGTACCTTGGCGTTTTATTAAAATAAACCTTGCTCCAGTAGAAAAACCACAATCAACAGAAAGAGTAGTACCAGTTCCAATATACTTACCTACTTTACTTACTCCTGCCAATGTAGAAAACAGATAAGCAATATACGTTTTAGTGCTTCCGTTAGTGCCTGAATTAGTTCCTACTGTAAAAACAGAGTCTGTAGGAGATGTATCATTCCAGATACTTGCTTCATCGCCACCATTTGCAGCACCATTTAAAAATATATAATCAGTTTCTGGTCTGGAGTCGCCATTAATATTTAACTCTTTATGATAAACAAGCCAATCTTCTGCTGATGATCTGCTTTTCACAATCATT